CACAAAAATTTACCTAAGCCCTCGGAACCGGTACTGTTCGAAAACTGGGCCAGTATTGTCATAATACCGCCAACGGACGAAAGCTATGTTGAGGGTACGCCGGAATTGTAATTGATATAATTCTCGATTTCATATGTGCCCGGTCTGTTGGTATATATCCTGGTGGGTTCACTAGACTTTATATATAATGAGTCCTCGAGATTATCAGTAACGGCGTTTAGGTAAGGTTTAGTGGCTGTCCCACTAGTGAATTGTGTAAATTATCCGACTTCAGATGTTGCAACTGGCTGCATAAGTTCCAGCTCGTAATCAAATCTAATCTTTCCCAAAGATTGAGTTTGAACAGGAACTTGGTCTGAAAACACACATAAGACGCCCACATCATACAATAAGGCGTCACCTTTGGTCTAATTTGGTGCATCGACGAAATATGTGTTGAGTCTGGATAATTGTTCATGAGAACAGGTCATGGTTAGCTACTTGTATGCTGAGCCGGACACAGATCCATCGTATTGAGATGCTGCGTCCACAGTGGTTGGTATGGTTTATCTTGGATCAGCTATAAATGTCATGCAAACATCTCCTACCTGTGTAGTAGCTACATACGGAATAAATGTAACACTAAATTTCTTGAAGGAGTACTTGTCATAACAACGAGCTATCGTGTGAAGCCATGGGAAAGCGATAGAATTACCGGGATTGATATCATATCGTTTCATGAGGCTGAATTTTGGTCCGGTAGCATTCAGACTGGATTCTACAACCTCACTGTGCTTCACAGTGTATTTGTGGGCTCTGGTTTTTGACTGGTTTGAATATGATACAGGTATGAAATTCTGACGAGTTGATTGAATAACACCCGTCCTAAGAGCATTCACCCTTCTGGGCCTTCTCCTAAGTCCTAATCGAACTAGTCCTGATCGAACTTTGATGCGCTGGCCCTGTGCGCGAGATTTGCGTGACTTAACTGTCACCTTTCTTGTGGATTGGTTCTGTGGCATTTTTTTAATTGCGAGGACAGAACAACGTGCTTGTCATAAGGATCTGAAAGGAACCAGTCAACGTAGTTCTCCTGCAGTTCGCGCTTGTAAAAACGGTTCATTGCATGAGGGTCTGTAGGGTCGTGGTTTGCGTTTTGTGGATGTTATCTGTTGAAATTCAACAGCTGTTCGTTGCTCATCTTCAGTGACTCGATATTTTTCGTTGGGACAAATTTATTGAATATGTCGAAGTTATGTCCCCACGCTTGTATTGAGTGCATTCTCGCTTGCTGATGTTGTTCGGCGGTGAGCTGACCGTCTGTGTATCTGCCCTACATCAGCGCCCTGAGTGGCAGTCGTCCAACTGTGTATCCTCTATATGATTTGACTATGGCTTTAGACAGAAATGAAACAGTGTCGTGATTTATTTCAGCCATTTTTGCACATTGACCGAGAGAGCCTGTAGTGTCAGGCTATCTGACGTATGCCCTAGTGAACATTCTGTGCAACACGTCCTCTTCATGTTGCTGTTCGAACCATACTGATGCATCGTCACCCGAAACCCACACGATGAAGTCGTATGGTGCGCCGAGCATCGCGTATTCCAGATACATCGAAACTCTCAATGTGTTACCAAACGTGGTCTTGGTTGCATCGCCGCTTCGAACTGTGCCGTCTATTTTTCCTCTCTCATAGATTTTCCCTTTCTTGTCTCGGACTATGTAAGGCACATTGGTGAGTGTCATTGCTTTAACGAGGCTTTGTTCCATCGCGGCCGAAATGTGTATATACTTGCGCATCTTTGTTATGATTGCTGTGGACACAAGCTGTATGTAATAGTTGTCAACGCTGGTAATCAAACTTGTGTACTGAGATGAGTCGTGGCCACTGGTGTCCGCTGCGAATTACACATATTTCAGAGGAACTTGTGTCTTCAATTTATCCTCCAGGCCTTCGCACGACAAACCATGAATGAAAGATGGCAGAACTGGTTTCAAGGATTTTATCAAGTGTGCATTGAAATAACCTGCAAGCAACATCATTGTGGGGTCTTGTGACCATATAGCTCTATTCCTTTCTGAGCTTGCGCCTTCTTCGTCAAGGCACACTTGTTCTTTTTTGACGTTTAAAGTCATTCCGTTTCTGATCTGCTGCTTGTCGACGGCTTCTTGATAACCTTTCATGTACATGCTTCTCTTTGTCTTAGGGAATCGAGACATGTACTCGTCGAGTGGCAGATCCATTGACATAATGTACGGTAAAGACGACGCTGCCAGTTGACCCACTCTGCGCTTAGCAAAAGCCTAAAAATCTTTGAGCACAACTGGATCAGGTTGAGTCCTG